TTAGCCGAACATGACGAAAGAGCAGTTCCCGGATTTACAACCTCAACAAAGACAAGACCATTAATCGTTGCCAAATTGGAGGAGTACGTCAGAAACAAACTAATTACTATGCACTCCTCTAGAGTATTTCATGAATTGAAAACTTTTGTATGGGTTAATGGCAAGCCGCAGGCTATGCGTTCTTATAATGATGATTTAGTTATGTCTTTGGCGATTGCCTGCTGGGTTCGAGATACAGCCCTATCAGAAAACGAAAGAGATATGGCTTATAAGAAAGCAATGTTAGGCGGAGTATTCAAAAGTACAACAACTATGAATACGCAAATCAAAGGCCAGAAATTCTACAACGAAACATTTAATGAAAAACACCAAGAGGAGATACAGAAAACAAAAGATTTTCTCTGGATATACAAAGGATAGAATATGGCTCGCAACGATAGAAACCCAAATAACAACCAAAGTGATTTATTTAAAACTCTGACTAGGTTGTTCTCTGGACCGATTACACAAAGAAGAACTCAATCAGGGCGACAACTAAGACGAAGACACTTAGACATTTATGCAAATCGCTTTAGTTCTGCTTCGGGTCAACAATTCAAAAAGACCGAATACAATCCAATGAATATCATGACTCTCAACATGATCTCGAACAGAAACCGAGCAGAGCGTTATGTTGACTTTGACCAAATGGAATTCACTCCTGAGATTGCTTCGTCTCTCGATATCTATGCAGACGAAATGACAACTCACTCAGCCTTAACTCCAATCTTACATATTAAATGTCCGAACGACGAAATTAAATATGTTCTCCACGCATTGTATTATAATATTATGAATATTGAACACAACCTCTTTGGTTGGGCTAGAACAATGTGTAAATATGGAGATATGTTTTTATATCTTGATTTGGACGAACATAAAGGTTTGCAAAACTGTATCGGATTGCCTCCACAAGAAGTTGAAAGACTTGAGGGTGAAGATCCAACAAATCCAAACTACATTCAGTTCCAATGGAACAATGCAGGTTTAACGCTCGAAAATTGGCAAATGGCGCACTTTCGTATCTTAGGTAATGACAAACACGCCCCATACGGAACAAGCGTTCTAGAACCCGCTAGACGCATTTGGAGACAGCTTACGCTATTGGAAGACGCAATGATGGCTTATAGAATCACTCGTTCACCAGAGCGTCGTGTTTTCAAGATTGACGTTGGAGGAATTGCTCCTCAAGACGTTGAGCAGTACATGCAGAAAGTTATGACTCAAATGAAGCGTCACCAAGTTGTTGATCCCAACACAGGGCGTGTAGATTTGCGCTACAATCCACTTTCAATTGAAGAGGACTACTTTATTCCCATTAGAGGCGGACAGTCTTCTACGGACATTGTGAACCTTCCTGGAGGACAATTCACAGCACAGATCGAAGACGTTAAGTATCTTCGAGATAAATTGTTCTCTGCATTGAAAGTTCCCCAATCTTATCTCTCGATGGGCGAAGGTGCAACAGAAGACAAGACAACTCTCGCTCAGAAAGATATCAGATTCGCAAGAACCATTCAAAGACTACAAAGAGTTATCCTAGCAGAGCTTGAGAAGATTGGAATCATTCACCTTTACACTCTCGGATATCGTGGAGACGATTTGTTGACATTTAAGTTGTCTTTGAACAACCCTTCAAAAATTGCTGAAATGCAAGAGCTTGAACATTGGAAAACCAAATTTGATATCGCAGGTGCTGCAACAGAAGGATTCTTCTCTCGTCGTTGGATCTCTGAGAACCTTCTTGGATTATCTCAAGACGAATATCTCCGTATGCAAAGAGAAATGTTTTCAGACAAGAAATTCATGGCTGCTCTTGAAGCAGCCGCTCAGCCACCAGCAGAAGGAGGCGGAGACTTAGGTGGTGGAGGCGACCTCGGAGGAGGTGGTGATCTTGACTTAGGTGGAGGAGGAGATCTTGGCGGAGGAGACTTAGACCTTGGCGGAGATACAGAAGCAGCTCCAGAACCAGCAGCGGATACAGGAGGAGGTGAATCTGACTTATTAGCAGAGCCACCAGCAAAGCGCGATGACGATGCAAAACCTCGAGGCCCTTACAAAAGACATAAGCTCACATATAAAAAAGGCGGAATGAAAAAGAACATGATTAACACTGGTCTTGGTGAAACAGGAACAGCAAGAACAACTTGGCCCGGCAAGGTTGGCTTCGGCGGAATGGATTCTTTAGTCAGAGGGGTGACAGAATCAGTAGACTTCGAGGAAGAGGAACTATTTAGATCCGAGAGTCAAATTAAGACTCTATTAGAATCATTGAAAAGAAAGGAAGATACAGATGAAACATAATAAGAAAAGAAATACCGCTTTTCTTTACGAATGTCTGATTCGTGAATTGACAAAAGCAATTATCAAAGAAGATAAGCAAAAGCAAATAAAAGTAAAGGGTCTTTTAAGAGAATTCTTCACAAAAGGAAAGGTTCTTTCTCAAGAGCTTGAGCTTTATAAATCTCTTTTGGAAACCAAAGAAACAAACACTGAGTTCTCAAAGAGACTAATGGTCGAGGTTAAAAAAGATTTTGAATCATTAGAGCGCAAGAAGATATTCAACGAACAAACAGCTTTGATTAACAAAATCAATAAAGCATTAGGCAACGGAGTATTCTCAAACTTTGTGCCAAATTATAAAGACCTTGCAACAATCGGGTTGTACTTTCAAAACTCTGGTCTCGGAGCAAAGAAGAGAATTATGCTCGAGGATAAAGTGGTAAATTATCTTACCAGATTAGACGAAAGCCAGACAGAATTAAAACCAGTTGACCAACTTGAATTTAAAATGTTTGTAAAAAGATTCAATGAAACATACGAGCACTCTTTATTGAGAGAGCAAAAAGAATTGTTGAGCAATTATATTGTGTCATTTTCTGACAATGGGCTTGGTCTCAAAGTTTATTTAAATGACGAAATTGGACGCCTCAAAGAGGCCGTAAATCACGAGATTGTAGAGAACCCAAATTCGACCTTAAGCGAAAATTTTAAAAAAGTTAAGGCAAAGCTGGACAACTATGCAAAAGTTCCCTTAAATCAATCTATAATCGAAGAGATTTTCTATATCCAAGACCTTATTGCGGAGGTAAAAAGAAATGCCGATTAATATTACAATCAAATCTGAAGAAGAGCAGGTAGCACCTGAGCCAGAAGGAATTAAGATTGAAATCGTTCAGAAGGATGAGGTCAACTTTAAACTAATGACTCGCTCTGCTATCAATGGCGACATTATGATTTTAGATCATAAAGACATTGATATTGTTTTAAAGCAGAAGGATAACAAAATTTTAGCTTTTGCCAAAGAAACTATCTCTGACTATACCTATGGAGCTGAAGCTCGTTTATTGGAGTTTTTGAGACGCAAGGGCATATTAGAATATGATTCAATTCAAGGTGGAAATATCTATGGATCTCTCGAAGGTAAATTAATGACTTCTGAAGAAGTTGAGGTTAATAAGGTTGCCTTAAAAGTTATCTCTGAGTGGATGGAAACCGAAGATTCATATCTTAAAGGCACAACAGCTTATGACGAAATGAGCGATGATCATTTAATTAGCCCCGACGGAGAATACTCCACAGAGCTTGGCGAGGTTCCAGCAGAGGAACAGAAAGGCTCAATCCTTCAGCACAATCTATTTGCTCCTTACCTATATGGAAGGTACACTTACGAATGAAACACTGGAAACCGTTATTTGTTGAAAACAGTAAGATTCCTGTATGGCTATCTTATATTGCCCCTATCGAGATTGGTGCAATTACTCTTGGGCCAATCGTAATCTCTCGAGACGAAATGTCCGAGGTCACAAAAAGACATGAGACAATCCACTTCCAACAGTTTCTAGAACTAGCATTTGTTGGTTTTATCATTCTTTACTTTGGCTCGTGGGCACTCAATAGATTGATTGGACAAAGCGGAGAAAGAGCTTACTTCAATATTCCATTTGAAGCAGAAGCTTATGCCAATCACGAAGACGAAAATTATTTACAAAACAGAAAGAGGTACGCTTGGACACAATACATTTCATTCTGGTAGCCTATGGCTTAACATTCATTTTGGTCTATGGAAAGATCTTCGAGGATATAAGACCAAAAAAGGATTATACAAAAAAATGGAACACATTGTTCAACTGTCCTTTGTGTATGGGTTTTTGGGTAGGGGTATTCTTATCTTGCCTTTCACCCTATACCGAACTATTTACTTACGAGCGTTCACTCGTGAATGCTTTTTTGCTTGGCTGTTTATCAGCCGGCACTTCATATTTAATTTCGGTCTTGGTCGATGATTTCGGCTTAAGACTATCATCGAGACCCGGAGGTGAGCATGTCGATGATTAAGCGTTGGACTCTTCAACCAGTCCGCCGCTGTTGCAGTGGTTCCTAGCTCGGGCGGGTAGCGCCCGCCCACTTTTTTATTTTGAGGAGAAGAAATGTCGAAACAATTACTAAGAGAATTTTGTGCTTTATGTCCTGATGGATTTTGTCAAGATTTATTGAGCGAATCCGAGAAAAGAGACATAACAGAAAATAACGCAATGTATCTTACTGGTAGAATCCAAACTGCCGATAAGAAAAACGGAAACGGAAGAAAGTATCCCTCAAAAGTTCTGAAGAGAGAAATGGATCGCTACATGCAAGTTGTTCGAGATAACAGGGCAACAGGTGAATTAGATCATCCGGATGATTCCGTAATCAACTTGAAAAATGTTTCTCACATGGTTGTTGATTGCTGGTGGGAAGGAAATGATGTCATGGGCAAAATAAAAGTTCTCGATACCCCAAGCGGAAGAATTCTCAAGGACCTTATCAATGCTGGTGTGAAGCTCGGCATTTCATCTCGCGGCTTAGGTTCCGTAAAAGAATCAATGGGTGAGACAATTGTTGAAGATGATTTTCAGTTGATTTGCTTTGATATTGTATCCGAACCTTCAACACCAGATGCTTATGTTTATCCCGGAAAAGGTGGAAAGAAAAATTCTTCTTTCAACATGAGATTGAGAGAACAAAGAGAAAGCAATATTGACGACCTATTTAAAAAGATTCTTGGAGACTAAATGAATAAAGAACAATTAAAGAAAACGCTAAAGCCACTAATTAAGGATTGTATTAAAGAGGTGATCTTCGAAGAAGGTTTTCTCTCTAGTATTATCTCTGAGGTGGTGAAAGGAACTAGTCAAACTATTGTCGAACACCAACAACCATCTTATCAACAACCAGTACATAATGATGAAGAACGACAAAGAAAACTCCAAGAAAATCGTAAAAGAATGTTGGACGCTATTGGTAAAGATTCTTACAACGGCGTTGACATTTTTGCTGGAACCGAGCCCCTGTCTATTAGAGAGTCCCAAGGATCTAGCGGAGGCGGTGCACCACATGGAGCAAGACCGCTTGACGGAATCGCACCAAACGACCCAGGAGTAAACTTGGGATCTCTCGGAATTAATACTGGAATATGGAAAAAATTAGCAGGTAAATAATGGCAACAAATCATAAAGCAACTCCATTCAAAAATGAGAGCCCCGAACGTTTCGTAAAGAGGTTCGTAAAAAAATGTAAAAAACTTGGAATCATTGACGAAGTTAAAGATCGTAAGCAATTTACTAAACCCTCTACAAAGAAAAGATTAGAAAGAAAAAAGGCAATCGCAAGACATAAGAAGAAATTGAGAAATCAGAACTAGTTATAGGGAATTAGGAGAATAATTATGAGTTTATCAAATGTATATAGTGTTGGTTTAAACAACGTTGGTTCCTATCAAGTTTCTGGTATGCCTTTCGCAACAGGTAGTTTATCTGCTGCCTCGGCAACAAAAATAGAGTTTCCTTATGTCACAAGATGGATAAGAGTAATAAACCATGACAATACACACTTGAGAGTTGGTTTTTCTCAAGCTGGTGTTGATGGTACAAACTATTTTAGATGTGGGCCCGAGACAGGAGCTGAAGGAACGCAGTCAGTAAGTCTAGAGTTGAAACTCACAGAGATATGGTTTAGCGGTTCCACCGACTTTGATTTGGTAGTAGGGCTCACAAACATTCCTGTCGAAAGAGTAACTAATGTATCTCCTTCTGGTAGCAACTGGTCTGGTTCTGTAGGTGTTGGTTAATCAGTCAAGGAGTAA